CAATGCCTTCATTCTTACCGATACCTGCTGCGACACCACCTGCTGTAGCACCACCCGCAAGCAACGCACCAAGACCACCACCGACAGAACCTGCCGCCGCTGTTGTTGCCGCAGCCGCACCAGCAGATAACAATTCTTCACGACCACTACCTGTGCCAGCAATAGCGCCCTTTATCTTTGAGCTAATTAGATTGCCGATATCGCCGCCAGAGCCAGCAAAATCAACCTGCCCAGCAGCTGCGCCCCCAAATACACCAAGCTCAGCATTCTCATAGTCTGCGCCATATGATACATTCAGGTTTGATGGTATAGGGAGAATAATGTTTCTTGTCACTCGCTTAATTGGCGCGACTTCTCTATTCTTACGATTCGTCTCGATAACACTGAAGATCATATAGTGATCATTATCAAGTGTTGACGGGAATTGTAATTGGTCTTGTATCTTTGGATTATCAAATAGGTTTGCTAAAGGACTCTTTACAAGATTGCCTCTTTTCTTTTTCTCAAGCAACTCATTAAAGTTTGCGTTTACCGAGATCCCATTCTTACCAATAGAAACACCAAAAGCGCCTTGTCCAGCAGCGCCCGCTATGCTCTCCAACTTTCCTGTAGCAGAAGCAACTACGGACTTGCCTGCTGATGTCAATTGTTTAAGACTTATTTTTGGCATTTAACTTACCTTTATAAATATGCGTGTTGTATTACAATATACTCTATTTATAAGGAAAGGTGTGAGCAAATTCTACAGCGGTAAATATCAATGTAAGTTTCCTGAGAAATATAAGGGAGACTCTTCCAGCATCACATACAGGTCGAGCTGGGAGTTAAATTGTATGTCATACTTTGACAAGAACCCTGACATAATATGGTGGGCATCTGAGCCGTTCCCCATTGGCTATCGTTCACCTATTGACGGAAAGAAACACCGTTACTTTGTAGACTTCTTAATTAAAACAAGTAACAAAGAAGTGATAATGATTGAAGTGAAGCCATACGGACAGACGCACGCCCCCAAAGCACAGAAGAGATTGACAAAAAAGTATTTAAATGAAGTTAAAACATGGGGTGTGAATCAAGCTAAATGGGAAGCTGCTGTAGAGTATTGTAAGGACAGAAATTGGAAGTTTCAGATACTTACCGAGAAAGAATTGTTCAAGAAGTCTCCTAAATAGTATCAACAAGAGGATAAGATCATCGCTTCAGTATTCGACGACATGTTACTTAAAGGTGTGCGACAGGGACAGATCCCAGCTCGTACCCAAGCTGCCAGAGATTGGTACAGAGACAAGGCACGCAAGCAAAGAAGTGCTTCTGCGTATCCATCAAACATACTCTCTGATATGGATAAATCGAAACGTGTTCTGATTGGACGTATGTATCATTTTAGATACGATCCAAAGGGAGCAAAGACACTGCCATACTACGATAAGTTTCCGCTTATTTTTATGGTTGGTCCAGCAGCTGGTGGGTTCTATGGAATTAATTTACATTATCTTCCACCTCAGCTTCGTGCTAAATTGATGGATTCATTATATAGTATAACAAATAATACTAAGTATGATGCGTCAACGAAGCTGAAAATCTCTTACGATGTACTAAATAGTGCTTCTAAGTATAAGTATTTTAAACCGACTTTTAAACATTATCTTTCGAGTCAGGTGAAGTCGGAGTTCATAGAGATAAATTCCACTGAGTGGGACACAGCTTTATTCTTACCGACCGAAAGATTCGAGAAAGCAAGAAAGTCAAAAGTGTTTGCGGACAGCAGAAGGATGTTAAAGTAATGCCATTTAGTGTAAATGACATAGTTTCAAGTATCAACATTGGTGGTATAGCAAAGGGATCACACTTTGATATTTTTATACATGGTGCTGGCGATGGCGAGACTGAGCGAGACATGCAGTATCGCGCAGACGCGACTGAACTTCCAGGACGTGGAATATCGACTGTGGAGCATTCGTTCAACAACTATGGTCCAATCAATAAAGTTGCTTATGGTCAAACGTATGGTGACATCTCAGTATCTTTCTTATTGAGTGAGGATATCCGTGAGAAAGAATACTTTGAGATTTGGCAAGACCAGATGGTCAACACTGGTGCGTTTAATCCAAGCGGCAACGCTCGCACACGAGCGGTCAATAATTCATTCAATGTCAGATACTTCGACAACTACGCAAGAACTATAGTGATCAGACAATATGGTTCTACTGGTGAATTGCGGTCTATCCACACATTGAACGAAGCATATCCAATTGTAATAAATCCTATTGCTATGGCATGGGGTGAAGAAGCACCATTGAGAATGAATGTTACGTTTGCGTACAAGAACTACACATGTGTGTTCAATAAGCAAAACCAATCATCCAAAGGTATTGGTGGCAGCTTTAAGATTGATAGAGACGGTATTTCTGGGAGCATAAGTATTCCAGGATTCGGTAACATATCAGGTGCATTTGAAAAGGGCAAAGCCAAGCTCGCGAGCATTAATGCTCAGATAGGTGGTGTGAAGAACAAAATTGCAGTGATAAAAGGTTTATTTTAAATAATTAATATAATATAGTCGGAGAACATAATGAGTTTACCCCAGTTAACAGCTCCAGAATTTGTTACGAAAGTACCATCTACTGGTAAAGAAATTAAATATAGACCATTTTTGGTGAGGGAAGAAAAGATTCTTCTTATGGCACTTGAAGGTGGTGATGAGAAAGAGATAGGGAATGCGATCACTAATATCCTATCATCGTGTATCATCAGTAAGATCGATATAGATAGCCTTGCGACATTTGATGTAGAATATCTATTTCTGAAGCTCAGATCAAAGTCTGTGGGTGAAGTTATTGAATTGAAACTTGCCCATAGCGACAAAGAATCTGTATGTAAGCACCGCACAGACGTAGTAATAAACATTGATGAAATTAATGTGGGCGGTGACATTAGTGACGGAAAGATTGACTTGAATGGTGAGCTTGGAATCAAGTTGCGATATGCTGGCATGAACGATGTCAATTCGCTTGATACAAATTCTACATCTCAGCTTTTTGAATTGGTTGTTAGTTGTGTTGAATACATCTATGATGCTTCTGAAGTCTACGATGATTTCACCAGAGACGAGATGTCTAAGTGGCTAGAACAATTAGACACAGCACAGTTTAAAATGATTACAGATTTTTTCCAAGCAGCACCAAAGCTGTCTCACACTATTGAATGGACATGTCCTGAATGTGGCGAGAAAGATAGCTTGGTTCTGGAGGGTATGCAAAGTTTTTTTATGTAAGCATGGTGCATGACTCATTAGCAAATATGTACCAGTTGAACTTTGCAATGATGCAGCATCATAAGTATAGCTTGAGTGAACTCGACAATATGATACCATTTGAACGAGATATCTATGTTACTTTATTGAAACATCATCTCGATGAATTAGAAGAACAACAAAAGAATCAAAAATAGGGGTTATAATGTCAGAAGAAAAGGTATTCCATCCAGCCGATACAAATGGTGACGGTAAGGTTACTGCTGAAGAAGAAGCAATGTACCTTGAGTTTAAACGCAAAGAGCTTGAAGATCAAGATGCTATGCGTGATGCTCAACGCAACATGACATGGTTCGCATTGGGCGGATTATTGTTATACCCATTCGCTGTTGTACTCGCCTCACTAGCAGGCTTAGACGAAGCACAGAAGACTCTGGGTAGTATGGCACCAACATACTTTGTTGCTGTTGCTGGTATCGTTGCGGCGTTCTTTACATCACAAGCAATGAAAAAGAAATAGGAATAGAAAATGGCACTCCCACCAATTGTAACTGAAGCGATGCAAACGTCTATTGATGCGAATAGACGTGCTGCTGAACAATCTCAAGCATTCTCTGATCAGGTTAGAAACTTCAGTTCTGGTATTGGTGAGTTGAGTGCCGCTAGTATGGCGCTTAATCAGTTTGCCAAAAGAGATAAGAAATTTAAAAATCCATTTAAGTCTATTAAAGAGTCATTTGATAAGACTAGTTTTGGACAAGCAAGGATACAGAAACGTGAAGAGGAACAACTAGCCTCTAAGATCGGTATCACCCGCGAAGAACTTCTTCTATTAAAGTCACAGAAAGAACTCGCAGACTCGCAAGAACAAGTTGCTGAATCATTCAGAGCCAATGCTGCAGAGTATGGGATCAATCTTGAAGGGATCAGCACAAGTTTCAATGATGTAGGGCAAATGCTCTTACAGAATGGTGAGGAAGAAGCCGCAAGTCTTGAAGAAACTCTTGGTGCTAATAATATATCTCTATTAAATGAAATGCGTTTGGCTAGAGAAGCCATTGCCGCAGGTTCTAGTGAGGAAGAACTAGCTGAGATGTTAGCCGCATTTAGGGCTAACCAAGCTGAGTTGGCTGCGCAGAATGAGGAGGTCAATGCAAACGGCGATTTGTTGATCGGCACGCTACAAGAAAACTTTAACGACCTGATACAATCTAATGAAGAACAACAAGCAAGTTCTGAAGAAGCCACAACATTCCTACAGCGTATGGCTAGAGGATTGTCAGGCAACAATCTAGCAGGTATTGAGAATGCGAGAGAGCAAGGCAGACGCGACGAAGTAACAGCAGGGATATTTGAAGATATCCGTGATAACTTGTCATCAATGGAAAAGGCTTTGATTGAGGGATTTGGTGATCTTCTTGATGTAGCCGCAGAAAAGGCTAGTAAAGGCATTGGTCTTGGTCTTGGTTTACTCTTAGCGCCTATTGCTTTGGCTGCGGGTATGCTCAGCGGTTTAACGCATTCACTAAAGCAATTAGCAAGAACAGCTAAACTATTCACTCGAATTGCCATTGTCAAGCCTCTCCAAGCGTTAGGAAGAACGTTCGTTAAAATTGGTAATGCTATAGCCCCTAGAAAGATGGAAGCAGCGGCTAAGGCAATTTCAAACTTCACTACAAACACTGCGGCATTCTTCAAGAGATTATCAACGCCATTAAAGAATGCGTCCAAAGCATTCAAAGCTGGATTGAATGGATTACGAGTATTCAGAACAGCAACTGGACAGTTCGGTAGACTTGGATTCTTTGGCACGATCGGTAAAGGCATCAATAAGGTCAAGACGTTTTTGACACCTGTTGTAGAATTCTTCAAGAGCATTGGATCAAAGGTCAAAACTGCGTTTAGTGGTGTTGGTAGGATAGGCAAATTCTTGGGCGGCATTGGTGAAGCAATGAAGCCTATACTAAAGATCGCCAGTTCGATTGGTCGAGTTATTGGCAAAGTGTTCTTTCCTATAACAGTCCTTATGTCAGCATTTGATGGTGTTATGGGATTCATAGAAGGATTCAAAGCCAATGGTATCATAGGCGGAATAAGCGGTGCGTTCTTTGGCATCATTGACGGTCTTGTTATGAAGGTTCTTGATCTAATTAAGGATTTGGTCAGTTGGGTTGCCGAGAAACTAGGATTCGCTGGAATCTCTGAAGCACTAGATAGCTTTTCTTTCTCTGAAATATGGCAAGGTATTGGCGATAAGGTTCAAGAATTTATTAGTTATATCAAAAACTTCTTCGGGAATCTTATCTCTTCAGGCATAAGTGGAATTAAGAAATTATTCGGCTTTGGTGGTGATGAAGATACGGCTGAGCAAGAGAAAAATAAAAAGAGAGCCGCCAGACTGCACCAAAAAAATAAAAATGCTGCCAGTGGGAGAAATTCCCAAGAAGAGAAAGATGCCGACAGCCTAAATTTAGGCGAATTATTAAAGTTCAATGGGGCAGATGCATCTGACGGCGCTGAGGTTAATGCTAGATCGCAATCTGCTGCGGGAGCTGCGAACGTCATTACTGTAGTCGCACCACAAACGGCTAATGTTAATAACACTTCACAGAGTATGAATCAGACTGTTTCAATTCCAGCCACTGCTAATCCAAACAAAGCCCGTGGTCGAAGTGGTCGTAGAAATAGACAATACAGCTAGGTGAAAAAAAGGGAGACATTAATTTGTCTCCCTATAAACTTCTCCCCTCCACATCCGTAGTAGCTACTTCTACAAACGCTTCCCAGTTAGCATGCTGTGCTACATGTTAGGAATGATATATCGCGAGTATACCACTTTAGTTTTATCGTCTCCCCTCAAAGTGATTGATGAAGGAATTCGATTATTTTAGTCTTCTTCAGCCAACTTCTCAAAGAAAGATAATGAATCATCTTCCTCAGCTTCAGCTACTGGAGCAGCTTTAGCATCAGCCGCAGGAGCAGAATAAGATTCAGCTACTGGTTCAGCTTTAGCCGACGATTGATATGCTTGGTCATCCATAGCACTTGCTGTAGGAGCAGGTGATCCAGTAAGACCTAACACACGCTTCATCTTCGCTTCTAACTCAGCATAAGACTTGAAGTTCTTCTTATCAAGGAAGTCGTTCAAAGAGTATAAACCCTCATACACTTTCTCAAGAGCATCATCATCACCGTCTTGTAATTCGCTAGGCGAATCAAACTCAGACTTATCATAGTTGCGATATCCTTCAACCTGACGGATCTTCAGTTTAAAGTTAGCGCCTTCCCAGAAGTCGAATGGGTTGATTGCTTGCTCATCTTCGAATGCTGGATTCATTGCTTCGTTCAGCTTATCAAAGATTTTCTTACCAAACTTATAGAGGAATACTTTTCCTTCGTTTGATGGGTTTGACGGATCCTTAACAACCATGATATTGGCTGTGTAAGACAGTCGACGCTTTTGTTTACGAGCTTGATCTTTACCAGCATCAGTGCCGTTGTTCCAAAGCTGCGAGTTGAACTCACCGATTGGATCTTTTTCACCGATAGTAGTCAAAGAGTTCTCGATATACCAACCGCCAGTACCTTGGAAGCCGTGATCAAAGATACGAACCCATGGTAAATCTTCACCTTTTGGCTCAGGCAAGAAGCGAATAACAGCATAACCATTACCAGCTTTATCGACATCTGGTTTCCAGAAACGATCGTCGCCTTTCTTTCCTTGGGAGTTACTATTAAGTTTGGTAGATTCGTTGATTAGTTTATCAAGCGAATTGTTGCGGGATTTCTTGAGTGTTGCAAATGAACTAGCCATATATTTTATTCCTGTATTTACGATGTATGTTTTTATTGCGTTTTATCCAAAGCGAATCATCTTCATGATAAGCTAACATTATATAATATAAAAGGGATAATGTCAACCCCATTTACTAGTTTATTTATAAGAAACAAACTAATATATTTTCAGCACAATAGACTTCAACTTGCTTCTGTCTATTGGTGAAAATTCTCTTATAAACGGAGAGTATTTCCTGATGAGCGTAACTGTCTCATTCAAGACAATGTCATCATACTTCTTCCATCTATTTGTATAGCCGAGTAACTGGTCTAATAGAACCAAGGTTTCAAGGCTAATCTTATTCTGCGCATAGTGACGATAGAGTATCGGGTGATACCCATCTTTCATAACAAACAACTCATCAAAAGATTCTTCAACGTTGTAGAGATAATCCATCTCTTCGGAGAAGCTGTAAGATAATGATTCAATCTTTTTCTTCCAATTCTTCATAACAGTTTCGTTTGGTGCACTCATTAGATTACCGATCCATTGCTTTGAACCTGCACTATAATTAGCCACCAAGAACTTTATAAAATCGTCACGCTTGTATTTCCTTGACGCTTTCTCAAAGAAATACTTATCTTTACGAACTTGATATGAGGATTCATTGGCTCTTACTTGGCCATTGTACTTGAAGAAGTCATATGAATCTCTTGTGAAGTGTTGTTGTACTGCAAGGTAGGTCTTGTAACAATCAAATCCTGACATAGTTTCTTCGCTGCTCATAATTAAATAGGTAGTCTTGCGCCCTTTTCCAAGAAGTTTAGATCTTGGGCTTCAACTTCTAGCTTACCCTTTATGGTTGTATTGAGTAACTTAGCTGCTATCTCAATTTCCATTTCGTTTTTCTCGCACCACCACACAACAGCATCTAGATAGGTCAACCTTTTCTCGATTACTGTCTTTTCTATAATAGTGCTAAACTTGGCTGTCGTCATGACATCAACCATGAACTACTCCCATCTATAAAATTTATGATCTTCAATTTCGATCGTTTTAAGTTTTGTTGCTGCCCAATCTGGGAAAACATAATCTGCATGATAATGTGTTGCTCCCTCAGTTATGTCTATTATACTACGATTAGTGGTGAATGTCAACATCAATTTTTTAATCTTATTATATGTTTTCCAATCATGGATAGTGTCAGGCTTACCGTCACACCACCAAGAGAATTGACATTTATGTTTGATTGGAATTGGCGTGCCGTCTCTCCAGCTATTGCGATAGAGGCTCTGTGTCACTACTTCTTTAATGGTGTTCGGGAAACGTCTGTCCGCAACCCTATTTAACGTGACGCTGGCAACAGCAAGTTGTCCAGCTATTCCTTGATTTCTAGCTTCAAAGTACACATTCTTCGCAAGCCATGTAACATCAACATCCGTGTATTCTGCGGCTGTTGCGGTTGTCGGTAACATCATCAATATCATCATCAATCTTTTCATAATCAATACCAGTCATTAATAATTATCATCATACCAATCGTTAGTGATCATTTCTATCCAAGCATGTGCTTTAACAAAGTCTTGGAAGAACTGAACCTCGGTCTCGCAAAGATAGGATGCATAGCCATTACCATGACTTGTTTCCCCAGACAAGATATCTTTAATTGCCATCCATTAATTGTTATAACGTCAAACGATTTAAATTGCTCTGTCAATTCTCTTTTATTCTCGTCCCATTTACTCAACAGTATCATTCCTTTCCTTGAATAGTGCTATAGTTTCAATACATTTGTGTATATGATCATCACGCTTTTCCACAAACACTTGTGGCTCTGGTTCGTTTTCTACAGCGATGATAATGACAATTTGGTCAATAGGGATGCCAGTCCTTTCTTCAAACATCACACAATATGCTGCTGCTTGCTGAAAGTAGTTTCCGATAAATTCTTTCTTTTTAATCTTAGAGGCTGTCTTATAGTCAATGATTGACAACCGACCGTTATACTCAGCCACACAATCGACTCGTCCCGCAATACCCAGATAGTCTGAGTAGAGTGGACACTCCTGAGCATAGACTAGCCCAAGCGTTTTGTCGAGTGTACCTTTGACGGAGTTGAACATTGCGCGTTCGTGTGGCAGGAACTTAGTTGAATCAAGCTCATTGTTGACATAGTCCTCACACATCTGATGGACGTTAGTCCCTCTTCGAGCAGCTTGAGTAGAGATGCGGTTGGCTTCTTTCTCACCAACCCGCTTTCTCCACTCAGCTATACCTTTCTCTGACAGAACACTCAGAACTGTTGTTATACTTGGATACGAACCCTTTGGCGTTTTGTAGTGACGCTTACCATTTATTGTTTCAGTATCTAGCTCGGTGAACTCTAGTTTCTTGTGTTCAAATGTCATAGGAATCTCTCATTATTTAAGAACTAATTATAGCTTACCTCAAAGCAAATGTCAAGTAAAATATGATCTTTTTTAACTATAAATCCCCATTTTATAGCAGGTCTCTAGATACTCCCTAACAAAGTCTGAACGGACGATATCCTCTGGTCCAAAGTCTACGCTATCAAAGGAATCCATCCTAGACAGAACACCAATGAACTTTTCACAGCCTGATTCAGTACTGTATCGCTCGCTTGATAAATCGTCCTGCTTACCATCACCTGAGAATATGATTCTTGAGTTCTCACCCACTCGTGTGATGACAGTGTTTAGTTCTCCCCATGAAAGGTTTTGGAATTCGTCGACAAGAACAATAGCGTCATCCCATGTTTGACCACGGACGAATGAAGTTGTGGTGAATACCACTTTTTGCTTTTGTTTCAGGACTTGATATGCGTCACCTCTACCAAATAGATCGGTGAAGATTGCTTCGTATGGTGCTTCATAGACCTTGGATTTTTCTTCGATCGATCCAGGAAGAAAGCCCATATCTCTAGATGGAACAACACTTCTCACGATGATCAGTTGTTGCTTGTGGTCTATATTTTCCATGATGTCACGTATTGCTAAGTAACATGATAAATACGTCTTACCTGTGCCAGCGCACCCATGTAGAACGTTGTTGTAACCGTTGTTGTATGATCTAAAAACATCTCGCTGCGTATCCGTCAAAGGCTGGATCTCGCGGAGCGTTAGCCCCACTGACTGTCTGTTTCTTGCTCCCCTTGCCTTTTTATCTTTTTTCTTCTGCCTCTTATCAATATAATCGTCGAACTCAGTTATATTTTTGTTGCGTGCAAAAGTGGATGACATAGCGTCTCCTTGTGGATTAATTTCGGTTAGTGGATTGATATACTACGATGTATTATTTTCCTTATCTTTAACACGCTTCTGGTGTTTCTTAGCTATTTGATTGATTTTAGATTGCTTGACAGTACGTCCACCGACCTTGTCAGCCAGTACAGTATTTTGGTGTGCGTCAGCAATGCGTGAAAGGTTATCGTTCCAACCTGCATCTTTATTTGTAGTGGATGTGCCCGACACCAATGCTGGTGCTTGGGTGATCACTTGTTTGATGTGTGGGTTTTGTTCCAAGAACTCTTCCCTGCTTGATATAGACAACAGCTTGGTTTCGATCTCACCAGTGACTGTGTCTAAAAAATCGTATAACGGCATAATAAATCCAATAATGTATCATAGTATAATCTTATTTAGCAAAAGTAAATACTTCACCATTGCTCTCCAACAACAAAAAAGGGGAGACAAAACGCCTCCCCTCCCTTTTTACGATCTAAACTTAGAACTTGTATTTAACATTAGTTTCAAGTTTGTGTGACCAATCGTCAACATGGAAACTTTCTACTTTAGCTTTGAATGTGAAGTTGCCCACAGATTTCTGAACACCAGCTTCTGCTGATGTACCAACATCAAAGTTAAAACCATTACCAAACTTACCTAACTCAACATAGCCATTGCCAACAGATGTACCGATGCGGATGTCGCTTCGAGTATCATCAAAAGAGCCGAGAGAATCGAACTTATCAAACGCTACATCGTTTTCATAAACAACATAGCTGTCTGCAGATGCAGTAGCTGAAATAAATAACGCAACTAATGCGATCATGCTTGTTTTTAAAGTATTCATTTTTCTTTCCTATCTTTAGTTTTATTGATCACACTACACAGGATCGTAGAGTATGATATTAGCTCCTCTAATGGAACCAATTTGGTTGACTACGCTTTGTCCATCTAGCGAAGTCTTTTTTCTCATTTAAGTAATACGAACGGTATGCTTCAATCGTGTCCGCATTCTTACAATAATCTGGCATACATTGGGGGAATGGTGTCAGTCCAATGTCATCAATATTCTTTGGTGGCTCAGCAAGTAACTCTCTCAGCTTGCGATCCGTCTCGTGTACCTTACCATATCTGTAGGTGTATTCATCACAAAGGGCAGTAAACAATTCATAATGCCAGTTGTAGTTCTGTAGGGACATCCTTGTCCACACCGTACACGGATGATTCATATGAACCGCTTTATACAATAACAGGCTCTTTAATGAATCCGCAAGAACATACTGCTTCTGCTTGCGCCCAGTTGGACTACGTCCAATAACCTCAGTACCATCTAACATTCGATGCGTTGTTGACAACATCTGCGCGGCTTCAAGTATCATCTTCACCACATGCTTATCGCAATGTAGATGTGCCGCAGTAGTTGGTTCATTATCTAAAATAAATATATTCATAATATATAGTACATTATACCTTTAAATAGACTATTAATCAACCGTAAATAATTGCCTACGATCTGTTGTGCCAAGGTTCTCTGAATCGATCCTCTTTGGGAGGATTCTTTTTAGATTCCTTTTTCTTATCAGGATGGGTTGAGGGTTTATGGAACTTATCCATATTCTTCTTAACTGGATCGTTTTTCCCTTTCATTTGCTGCACTCTCCGCTTTTGCTGTGGCACAATCATCGACACCAGATGGCAAATCCTTTTTATCTTTTTTGCCGAAGATAGCATCATAATTATCACTAAACTTCTTGGTGTCAGTTAGTCTCTGTTTACTGCCTTTACCGCCATGAGTTTGACCACTCATATTATTCTCCTTATTGTATAAGCCATACGGCTAAGTGTGGAACGGTTACTGTTAATACCACAAGAGCACCTATAATTAAAGCAACGTTTCCTGTATCCCATGGATCCCATTTCATAATCTATTTCTCTCTCAATAAAACTTTGTTAGCCGATTCGACAACAACCTCATCGATAAGGTCAAAGTCTGGATCATGATGATCAAATGAGGGGATAGTACAAGTTGACTCAACAACCTCATATCTAGTAGGAAGATTATCTCTGCGAACATAACTAACTATGTTGCCGTTATCGCTCACTATCTTGTATATATTCATAATATATTCTCTCAATTCATTAAGTAATAGTTTGTATGCATATAGTGCTTACCCAAATATACAGCTCTCGACCAAAGTCTGGGGTTAGATTCACCACCTAGAGCACAATATCCTTTATACGTTATCTGCACTCTCTATTTCTCTAATGTCTTCTGAACCATACTCAACATGTTTGTCATACCACGAGACATCTGTAGCTGCTTAATAACATTAGCACGAACAGGAGTCTTCAGGCATAACAGAACATCTTTAATCTTCTGCGCTTCACGAGCAGTGACAGTCATCGTAACGCCGTCATCGGTCTTGACAGTATTAACAGCTCGGAACCGTTTGACATCTACCACTTCAGATGCCGACTTTGAATCTAGGATCTTGCCAAGCTGATCCCAC